GTTTCCGAGGACCGAGATGTCGACGATACGATACGTAAAAGTAAGACTGCATGGCTAGATCCCAAAAGTGATAGGATAGTAAACCATATGGTTAAAACCTGTGCATCATTTACCGATAGACCGTCGATCAATTGCGAACACTTACAGGTGCTCAGGTACAGACCCGGTGGGTTTTATACAGAACACCAGGATACATTTGAAAAACATTTAGAAGCCAATTACCGCATGTACACTTGTATTATAGGTTTAAACGAAGGATACGAAGGTGGTGAAACAGAGTTTACACATCTTAAGACGAAGTACCGACTTAACACGGGGGATGTTCTCGTTTTTAATACATTGAACGATTGGGATATGTTCACAGATAATGCTCTACACGCAGGAACGACTGTACGTTCGGGTGAGAAATGGATCTGTAATTTATGGATACATAAGCATGAATTTGTGCCGGGTGAAATCAATTAATCAGAGACTGGACAATTCTCGGACTATACCCGCCTTATTTTTTACGAGTATTACTTCCTTACAGTCACCACCTTTAATAACCATTGTCGGATCGCTACATGATGCTCCCACCTTTTTATAGCGCTCACACGCATATTTAGTTTTGATTGTGATGTTCATATCACCACTATATCCGATGAATGTATCATCAATTTCACCCTTCTTATCTCTGGCCACGACTTCAGACTTTATACAGTATTCCCCATACTTACATTCAGGTACTATATTCGACGGGGGTGCGACATCATCTACACAAGCCCTATTTCTTCTTCCAAACTTCTTTCGCAACGAAATAACCGGGTAACTTAGTAAATTTGTCAGGGTGGACATGTTTACTATGTTAATAGTTGTGTTGTTTAAATGTTTTTACAGTTGATCACGAACTCGTTCGCGATTCACCATGTGAAGACCTTCGACTTCGGCCTTGTTTTGAGCAGCGTAAGGAACAGCGTACCCTTCGTCACACATCCACTTGTTGACATTAGTCCAATTTCCGTCTTCGCCGACCCATACCTCCGCGAGAACGCGACCGAACTTACCACGGGAATCAGCTTCAGGGCACCGAAGTTCGATCTCGATGTCGTCCTTATCGGACGCGACCGCCTTCATACACCACTCCTTGAGCTTCTTCTTCGAGAGTAGACCAAACTTTTTTTCTTCCGCGTCTGAAGTGCGAGATTCAGGGGTATCGATGCCCAAAAGACGTACGCGTTGCTTCGTGCAAACGTCGAAGCCGAGATCAATATTGACATCAATCGTGTCTCCATCTACAATTTTAGCAATAGAAGATACACGGTACGTGAAATTGCAGGGTTCTACACTGTACGTGGTCATGTACTTATCTTTGTTTCGTAATCTTTAAGGCGGTTGTTTTTTTGGCATCTTTTAGATTCTTGCCACCCCCTTTTGGATTAAACATCTTCTTGTGTGCCTGCCAATATTCGGGTGCGCCGACCCTGAAATTTGTTCGTAATTTCGCCTTATACCAGAAAACACAATCTTCAATTCGATTACTTTTAGATGTATTATCGAGAACAATACACTCGTAATTTTCTGTACAAGCGTCCATGACCTTATTGAACATGTCAAAATTAGGGAAAATACCAAAAAAGGACTTGTAAAGTTTCTCCCTATTTTGAATAATGTTCTCCCTGAGAATGAAGACGTAATCCACATTAGCTCGAAGTGCTGGTGGTAAATCCATACAGTATTGCATGGTCAACATGAAAAAAATCTTCCAATGTCTACCGTTCATGAAACACTGTCGTATGCACGTATCACGCATAAATTTGTTATCGTACATACAGTCATCTAGAAGTAGAAATGCACCACAATTCTTTTTTCCCGCCCCGACCAGTTTCCGCTGCCTGTCCATTACACGTTCTATGGCTTCCCTGTCATAATCACCGTAAATGAATAAATCTGGAATGTACTGCTGATAGTAATGATTACCTTCTTCTGTCGCAGACAATACTATACCCGCAGGTAGATGTTTTTTGTGCCATAATATATCAGTAACGAGTGTCGATTTACCCGTATTACGTTTACCCACAAAAATGCACACTTTGTCGTCTGCTATATTTTCCGGTTTGAACTTCCGGAGCTTCAGATCCATTCTAATATAGTGCCATGATTTATTTGATAAAATTTTACTCACATGTATTAAGAATGGCGGGGCGTGTCAGACTCGCTGTCACTGGTATCCAGGACCGATGGCTCACTGGTGAACCACAGTTTTCGTATTTTGTCATGAACTATAAAAAACACACCCGATTCGCGACCGAAGCCGTAGAAATTCCATTTGGCGGTGAAAAAAAATTAGGTGGTCACGCAGAGGTTAGAATCCCGGGTAACATAGGTGATCTCATTCGTAGCATGATGCTGAAGATCACACTTGACCCACTTACCGAATCACAAGATCCATTGATATCAAACTTATATAACACATCACTGGCGGCAAATATTATCGAATATGCGGATTTGCGTATGGGTGGACAAACGATCGAACGTATCACGAGTGATTATATAAACATGTATGATCAATTACACAATAATACGGACGATTTGGAACAAACGCTATACTTCCTCCGTGGGCACAATAACCATTTAAACGTCAGTAATTCGTATAATACATTTTATGTTAATTTACCATTTTACTTCTTCAGACACTCAAGTTTGGCCATTCCCATATGTGCCATGACAAAACAGCTCGTGGAAGTGTACATCAAATTTAAGAATGTTGAAGATGACATAAGTTTCAAGTATACAAAATCGGGGAATAATGTTACCCGCGAAATTAATACAGACGGTGGAATTAAGGATATATCATTGATAACAGATTTCTTTTTCGTCACAGAAGATGAAAGAAATTTTCTAAAGACGCGTCCTATGGAATACACAATTACACAATTACAAAAATCGACAATTAAATTTAAACCCAATGAAACGAAGAAATCGGCACTGTTAAAATTTGTAAATCCAGTAAAAGAGTTATTCTTTCTGGCGAAAGAAGAGACTGGACTAAATGACCACCTACTTAACACTTCATCACCTGATCAGTCATTTTCGAGTCGTTATGAGGGTAAACGATCAGACCATCGTTTGATCAAGAACATCAAATTCGAGTGTAACGGTGAAGAGGTATTCGATAAAAGTGGTCTATACGCAGCGTACCACGAATCCCTACAGTATCATACCGGGTGTCCGAACCCCGCATATGAATTCTACATGCACTCGTTTGCTCTCAAACCCGAAGAATATTTCCCATCTGGACAGTTAAACATGAGTCGAATTATTCATAAAAAATTAGAAGTCGAACTCGGTGAAGTATCTTCTCGCGACATAAACGTAGATGTATATGCTTTAAATTACAACATTCTCCATGTTCAGAGTGGGTTAGCGGGTTTAAAATTTTAAAGACTAATAATAGAAATGGCGGGACGTGTACAACTCGCTACAAAAGGTGCACACGACACATATTTTACAGATAATCCCGACTTTTCACATTTTATAAAGAGTTTCAGGAAACACTCAAAATTCTCGGTGTATAACGTCAAACATGATCTTCACGGTAAACTAGACTATGGTCACACCCTGAAGTGTACAATACCTAAGGGTGTCGGCGATTTAATGACATCTGTCCGTCTACATTTTGAATTGCCGGCACTATACGATGGTTCGAACTATTATAAGTACATCGAATCTATAGGACACGCTCTTATTAAACACGTCGACATGTTTGTCGGGGGTCAACACATTCAACGCATACCGTGCGACTTCTTACAGATATACTCTGAAAATTACGTTACACAGACGAAGCAGGTTAATTTATCGAAATTAATTGGTAAGTTTCCAAAAGATTTTTCCGGTACGAAAGTTGACGACCCCACGATAAAAGAGTATCTCGGTAATGCCACAACACCGCGGTCATGTATTGTCGATATCCCATTTTATTTTTATAAGAATCCCGAACTCGCCGTGGCACTATGTGCATTGAAAACCCAAGAATGTCACTTTGAGATAGAACTCAATAACCGCGAAGATTGTGTATTGGGACTACCAACAACACCCGATTTAACATTTGCCGTGACTACAAATGGTGGTGTATTTCATATAGACGGTGCAAACCCCACTCCCACTCTCACGCTATACCGCGGGTTTACATACACGTTTGATCAGACCGATACTTCGAATGCGACTCACCCACTCAGATTTTCCGAATATGTTGAAGGGCCTGCATATGACACTGGTACAGATTACACGTCTTCTCTCGTTACGATAACAGTTGACGACAGTACACCGTCTACATTGTATTATTATTGCGCTAACCATCAGGGTATGGGTGGAACTATAAACGTAGTAGGGGGTTCACCCCTATACAATCCTGGTATAAACTCGTTTGTACTTGAGACCGAGCTCGTGGCACTCGGTGATGAGGAGCGTATTAAGTTATCCACTATTAAACAAGATCAGATTATCACACAGGTGCAGAATCAAAACTTCGCAATTCCAGATTCTTCGGGGGTTGACGTACAGGATATTTCATTCAAAACAGAGTTTATAAACCCGGTAAAGGAGTTATTTTTTGTGATAAAGCGTAACAATTCGACTATTTTTGATTATGATCATACTGCACAAATTATAGAAATAGATGGTAAACTTGAATATATCAATTACGAACACCTCAAGGGGCTTGTGGTTTCTCTAAATGATGAAGAAGTGGTTGACGAATTCTCGGGGAACGTAATTTCCATGCGAGCTGTACAGAGTGGGATACATCACTCCAGGACACAGCTTATCAGGCGTTTTTACTCGTATAGTTTCGCTCTCGAACCTGAACGCTGGTATCCAACAGGTCAGCGAAATTTCTCATTGGTAAAAGAACAAAAGCTAAAATTGAAGTTAAATGGAAAATCTGGTGAAAGAGAGCTTAGAGTTTATACAAACAGTTATAATATATTAAGATACGAAAATGGAGGGGTACGACTTCTCTTCAACAGTGGTCCAATCAGCAATTGATATCATCACTCCCGTGATGGAAGAGGCAATGGTTCTTTCAGGCGAATACGCGAAAGCGTGTGGTCGAAAAACTATTCTCGCTAAAGACTTAGAATATTGTATGAAATATTGTGCGATGAATTCAGTGGGCAAGAAGATCGGGACATACTTCCCAGAAATCTATGAAACGGATTCTGAAGAGTCGGACTTGGAGATTGTCGACGACGAAGAAGATCAATTTCAGCCATATTCGGGTGATAATATTCAAATGAAGGAGATCAACCAAGCATATGAAGCGTGGGAAGCGTGGAAACCGACAAATCCGTCAGAAGAAATGATAAAAAATGCTATTGATAGTAATGAACACATCAACCCCTGAGGGTTGGTCGGATGTTAAATACAAAACGTTCAGAGTGAGTGATGATTCATCGTCCGATTCGGATTCCGATTCGGAAGATGAAAATTTCGTACAGAAGGTAAAAGGTTACAATGGTCAGAAATATAAAAAAATTTTGGAACTCGAAGATTTGATCCCGGAATAAAATATTTATTTATAATAAATGTCTGTCGACCCTACAGAAGCCCTGATTGCCATCTCTCGCGAACTTGAGGCCCAGTCGCTTAACGCGGTTGTCGCCGGTTTCTCCTTCGCCGCGGCGCTATCCTGGATGGATCTTGTTCGCTGGTCCATTCATCAGATCATCAAGGTCCAGAAGAACGGTGGTCTCAACTACGCTCTCACAGCCCTGTTCACCACTCTCCTGTCGGTGATCGTCTACATGGTGATCTCTCGTCTTTCCTCGCGTGTCAAGAAGCCCTCTCCCGTTGTATACGCGGTCAGCCGTTAATTACACGCTTGGGTTTTGTGAGTAACAGGAACATCAGACCCGTTACCACTATTATACTTATATACACAATCGGTGTCCATCTATTCGGATCTTCCATTTCAGGGATGCGCATAGGTGTGGGTAACGAGAAATCTTTTTTTACTTTGGTCGTCGTAGTTAATTTATCAGTCGAACAATCAATCGCAAGTTTTATTATATGATTAGCATGTCTGAAATCGTATGGTATAATTCGGTTGTTGCTACTGTAGAAAAATTGTACTCTAAGACGAGATATGGTTTTTTGCACACCGGAGTGGAAATAATGATCGACCGCATCGTCTTTTCCCGAAAAATTAGTAGCGTCGCCGCATAAAAGTATTCGCCCAGTATAAAAGGGTGTTTCTGAAAATACAGTCTTATTAAACTCGTCTGAACCACTGCTTAGTTTAATAATCATAGCATCTGGCCCCTGTAAGTTTATACTACCGGTCGTGAGAGTGGTTCCAGTAGACGAGACATTACTCGCAGGGAGACCGAGAACGTCGTGGGGAGTCGTGTAGCCGTTATCGGCATTTGCGTACCCATTGTGACCACCATAAAATTCAAACGTAAACTGACTCGACCCTTCCATGGTTATACTGTTTGTCCCAGAATCATACACAGCGGATGTGATGACAGGGATTTTAGAAACAAGTTCTGCTGCTAACGTTTTACCACTATAATTATCATTACTCAGTGTAACAACTGTCCCGTTAACGGTAAACGAATTATTTCTTTCGTGCACGAGTAACTGACTGTTATGAATGCGAGCTGAGATCAGGGAAATTTTACTTACGTCATAAATAGGTGTCTTTAATTCAATTTCATAATCCCCTGGATTAGGAAATGTGACAGGATTTCTCTCACTGCTATCTATATCTAACGTGTACACGCTCATTAAAATATATGGATAATATTTTAATGAATGTTATTTCACGGTTTTTATTTAGTTAATAATACCTCTGAGCGTATGGATTCTTATCCATTTGCTTTTTCGCCATATTCAAACTACTGGCTTGTGCGTGAGGGTTCGCACGACTCTTGTACGCGTTGAGTTGATGGTAGGAGTCGTTCGTATATTGCTGTGTCCAGCCACCACTGATTGGGTTTACGCGACCATCTATCCGAGTCGTATCGGAACGAATAGCTGTCGGAATACCATTTTGATTGAGCGGTCCGGCCCTGACATTCATGCGACCAGCGTTACCACTGCGGTTAGCCTTACCTCGTCTATCTTCGGGCCTGAAACCATATTTATTAAGTTCTTCCACTGTGTGAGGAGTGCCATACACGCGCGATTCTCCAATCTTGACACCCGGGGCAGAGAGATAGCCGTGAGAATATTTGTTGATGTTAGGTCCGGGTTGGTTGTAGTACTGGTACTGTTCGACATTACCGTCCTTCTTATTGCGTGTAGGGTCCATAGCTAACGTACTCCCAGATACGATACGCTTAGCACCGGCATAGTTAAGAGCGTCATCTCGCTTACCAGTCTCGGAACGATTTGTAAGACGCTTCGTGCGTTCGTGTTCGTTACGAGGAATGAGACCGGACATACCCTGGGCGCGACCAAACACTTCCGGTCGACGAGACGCGAGATGTGCCGTCTTTTCGGGGCGGTTCTGTGCGAATTGACCCATCACACCACGACGACCACCGTTAATATCACCTCCGGCATTGATGCGACCGGGTAAC